CAGCGGACGATCATTATCGTCGTACCGATGAATTGACTGGGGAAACGGTCGAGATCCAAAGCGAATACAACGCTATGTCGCTGAAACCAGGGATCGGCACTGAGTGGTTCAAACTCTACCGAGACGATGTATTCCCCGGAGACTATGTGGTCCTCGGCGGGCGTAAGGTACGGACGCCGGAACACTATATGAAACTCCTGGAGCGGGTAGATCCCGCGGCATACGAAGACATAAAGACGGTCAGACTTAAATCTCTCGCCGGTCATAAAGAAAACAATACCCCCGAACGGCTTGCCGTTCGAGAAACTTGCCAAAAGGCAAAACACAAACTAAAGGAAAGGCGACTGCCATGATTCAACGAATGTTTACAATCTATGACGATAAAGCGAAGGCGTATCTTCCGCCTTTCTTCCTGCCGGAATCGGGTATGGCGATCCGCGTATTCGCGGATTGCATCAACTCCGACAGTCACCAATTCGGCAAACACCCATCCGACTACACGCTATTCACGCTTGGCGGCTGGGATGACAGTAATGCCGAACTAAATCTACTCAATCGCTCGCTTTCACTCGGAAACGGCGTAGAGTTCTTAACAACCCACAAACCAATAGAGACCGACGATGCCGGGACGTTACAAGAAGCAATCTTCGAGAACATCGGTGATGACCCACCAGTTCTCACAAGTCCCGAAAGCGGAAATTCCGCGTAGCTCGTTCGACAGATCACACGGTCTCAAAACTACATTCGACGCCGGGTTCCTCATCCCCATATTGGTGGATGAGGCTCTCCCCGGCGACACGTTCAACTTAAAAATGACGGCGTTCAGCCGTCTAGCGACACCCATATTTCCGATCATGGATAATATGTGGATGGAGACATTTTTCTTCGCCATACCCTACCGACTGGTATGGGATAATTGGGAAAAATTCAATGGCGAACAAGACAACCCAGAGGACTCGGTTGACTTCACTATCCCGGTCGTTAATCGCGTTGACGCGATTCCTCCGACCGCACTCGAAGACTATATGGGTCTTCCTACTGATGTCTTCCCTATCACTTATAACAGCCTGCATTTCAGAGCCTACAACCTGGTATTTAATACCTGGTTCAGAGACGAAAATTTACAAAATTCAATTCCCGTCCCTAAAGACGACGGGCCGGACATCAGCAACTTCAACAAACTACGTCGCGGAAAGCGACACGACTACTTCACCTCGGCACTACCGTGGCCGCAGAAAGGTGATGCAGTATCGGTGCCGCTGGGATCATCGGCACCAGTAACAACAGACGGTCTAGAAAACGGTGCGTTAGGCATCTTTTCGAGCGTCCAGGGCGACGACGTCGCCATGGATACCGACGGCACCGCCGGAGGGTTCCTGCAGCTCACCGCCCAGGGCGGCGGCACTCCAGAAACCAATGCGATGTACGCCGACCTCACTGACGCAACAGCGATCACTATCAACACACTCCGTCAAGCGTTCCAAGTTCAAAAATTACTCGAGCGCGATGCGCGCGGCGGAACACGCTATACGGAAATCATAAGGGCACACTTTGGTGTGACCTCACCAGACTCAAGACTTCAACGTCCCGAGTTCCTCGGCGGCGGTAGTTCAATGGTGAACATCACCCCCGTTGCACAAACCTCAGAGACAGACCCGACCGGTCCGGACGCATCCCCGCAGGCGAACCTCGCCGCGATCGGCACCGTGACGTTAGACAATCATGGATTTACCAAATCCTTCACTGAACACTGTCTCATCCTCGGTCTCGTATCAGTACGAGCCGACATTACCTATCAACAGGGCCTGGACCGCATGTGGTCCCGTCAAACTAGGTTTGACTACTATTGGCCCGCCCTCTCCCATCTGGGGGAGCAAACAATCGAAAATGGCGAGATCTTCTTCCAGGGCGTTCCCGCCACCGACGAAGGCGTTTTCGGATACCAGGAGCGATACGCTGAGTATCGCTACAAACAATCTAAAATTACGGGCAAGTTCCGGTCTAACGATCCGGAGACACTCGACTCCTGGCATTTAAGCCAGGACTTCGAATCTTTGCCCCAACTCAATTCAACCTTCATCGAAGATAACCCACCGATCGATCGCATCATCGCAGTACCGTCGGAACCACACTTCTTGTTCGACGGTTACTTCAACATGCGATGTGCACGACCCATGCCGATCTACGGCGTCCCGGGTCTTATCGATCACTTCTAATCATGGCCGCCTGGATGATTCCAGCCGCCCTGGGCGTCGCCTCCTTCCTGGGAGGCGAGCGCGCCAACGTAGCTTCCGCAAGGCAAGCACAAAAACAAATGGACTTCCAAGAACGAATGTCCTCAACAGCCCATCAGCGAGAAGTCGCAGACTTACGAGCTGCAGGGCTAAACCCCATCCTCTCTGGCACCGGGGGCCGCGGCGCGAGCTCGCCCGCCGGCGCCCAAGCTCCACAAAAAGACGTCGCTACTCCTGCGGTCGGATCCGCACTACAAGCGAAGCGATTACAAGCCGACGTTAAAAACATCGAAGCGAACACCGCGCTTCAAGTAATGAATCGAGAAAAAGCCAGGATGGATACCGCGCTAGCGGCACAAAACAGACGCGAGTCAATGTCTCGCGAATCTTACAACGATATCCAAACCGAACTGCAACGAATGTTGCGTCCCGGATATCGAATAGAGGAAAACATCGACTCTCAAAAGTATGGCGAAGTCCTACGATGGTTTCGCCGGATAACCGGCAGCGTCGGCTCTGCCCGCGCACTCTCACCAGTCAGGTAAAAAACATGACTACAAAACTCAAATCTCAAAAAGTCTACTCGCGTTTCAATCGACAACGCGTAAAAACTCCCGTCGGAGACGGAAAACAAAAAGCGAAGCAATCATTCAAAAACGAGTGCGACATCAATCAAATCCTAGCTAAATATCAAAAAACCGGAGCAATAACACACTTTAATAAACACGTACCAAACTATGGCTTCGCAACCTCAGATGATTTCGCTGACTCAATGCGAATCATCACTCAAGCGAACGAAATGTTCGCAGAGCTACCAAGCTCAATTCGAACGAAGTTCGACAACAAACCCGAGGACTTTCTCAGGTTCGTTCAGAACCCCGAGAACGCCTCGGAAATGGCAGACCTTGGTCTGACTAAAGGAAAATCGGAATCGCCCCCTGAGGACGCTCCTGCGGCCTCTGGTGGGGATCCGAAGCCCGCGGCAGCGCCTCCGGAGGATCCTCCCACAGGCTAAGCACCACGCCGGAAAGGAGGAAAGTACAGTTCCCCTACTTGATGGGAACTGTACAAGGTGACAGGAATGGCAGCCCAACTCACGGGATCCTATCTTATAAGTCGTTGATTCACGGTCCCCCGCGCAACGACCCAAACAAACGATCAGGAGTGTTATAGTCCCGTCGGCTAGGCCACCAAACCTATCACGATCAGGAGACTACCATCATGGCGTACCGCCGAAAAATGCCGAAAGGCAAAAGCCGAAGGCTATTCAAGAAAACAGCTAGCAGGACACACAGAAAAAACATGGGCGGAAGACCCATGCGAGGCGGGATCCGACTCTAAAAATATGGGCGCCCAGGGCGCCCATAAATTGTGGCCTGCTTCAAACCTCTCCGGGGGTATCGCGCCCGTAAAGGCGGGATTACCTTCGACCGGACGTTGTCCATGGGACAACATATGTCCGTACCCTGCGGCCAATGCATTGGCTGCCGAGCACAAAAAGCAAAAGAGTGGCAAGTGCGTTGCATCCACGAAGCGAGTCTCTACGAAGACAATAGCTTCATCACTCTTACCTACTCCGATCAATACCTGCCAGCCTATGGCACCTTAATAAAAAAACACTTTCAAGACTTCATGAAGCGCTTGCGCTACGAAGTCCAACCAAAAAAAATCCGTTACTTCATGTGTGGGGAATACGGCGAAAAATTAGGCCGACCCCACTTCCATGCGCTCCTGTTTAATCACGACTTTGTCGACAAAGAATTCTTCCAGGAGCATAACGGAACAAAACTCTTTATCTCCCCAGACCTCACACGCCTATGGCGGAAAGGGCACGCTTCAGTCGGGACCGTTACGGCGGCAAGCGCGGGCTACGTCGCGCGCTATTCTATGAAAAAGATAACCGGCAAGGCAGCGGACGATCATTATCGTCGTACCGATGAATTGACTGGGGAAACGGTCGAGATCCAAAGCGAATACAACGCTATGTCGCTGAAACCAGGGATCGGCACTGAGTGGTTCAAACTCTACCGAGACGATGTATTCCCCGGAGACT